GGATTTTGGTTTTTCTGTGGTTATGGTTGTTGGATTAGGATATTTTGTTTTTTTTGTTTGGACTACTATTACAGAAAAAATAGACCCTTCAGTAGAAGAAATGAAGGCAACTATTATACGTTTAACTGATCAACTAAGATTGTTAGACCAAGACATGATTAGGTTGCAACAAAAGGTTAATACTGTTTTAGAGGTTAGAGAAAAAGAGGGGAGAGATGAAACAGCAGAACCAAAAAATAAAAAACAAGAAGGAATTAGAAGAGTTGATTAAACAACAACAGGATAGACGTAATGGATAAAGAAAAAAAAAAGGTAATACTTTTAATTTGTGCACTAGGTTTTGCTAATGTTGTGTTAATTTCTTTGACACTTAATGCTGATGAAATGACTCATAAGTTTAAAAATCCCAGCTTTTCAGGTGTTGGTACATCAAGTCATTACTTAACTATAGAAAATCAAGAGTTCAATAGAAAAGAAGCTATTAGAGAGGAAATAAAAGCATACCAGGAAGATTTAGAACGTGAAGCAGAAAATACTACATTAGCACGTTTTATTCGTAATTTAGAATCAAGAATATATGCACAGCTTAGTAGACAGTTAGTTGATAGTTTATTTGGTGAAACGGCTTCTGATTTTGGCACACTTGAATTAGAAGGAAATACAATAGAATATAGAGTAGAAGACGATAAGGTAACATTAATAATTACAGATGAAGAAGGCAATACTACAGAAATTACTGTTCCTTTGGGTTCTTTTACTTTCTAGTTGTTCTTTAATAATACCTCCATTAGATAATGGCATACCACCTATAAGAAATATAGAATCAGCAGAAATAATAACTTTGCTAACAAAATTATCAGAAGTTAAAAAACCTGAAAAAAAACCAGTTGTAGCTGTATATCCAAACTCTTTTAAAGATAATACAGGACAGCGTAGGTCTAATAGCAATTATGCAAGTTTTAGTACTGCTATTACACAATCTCCAGATGCCTATTTAATAAGAGCTTTAAAACATTCAGGAGTTTTTACTGTAGTAGAGCGTAAAGGTTTAGATAATTTAACTAAAGAAAGACAGATAATTAGAACTACTAGAGAATCTTTTGAAGAAAAACAAAAAGTAAAACCTTTATTATTTGCTGGTTTGATAATGGAGGGTGGTGTTATAGGATATGAAACTAATGTCAAATCAGGTGGAGCAGGTGCACGTTACCTTGGCATAGGTGGTTCTAAAGAATATAGACAAGATTCTGTAACAATATCTTTAAGAACAGTTTCAGTTAGTACAGGTAAAATACTTATAGAAGTTTTGGCAACTAAATCTATTTTAAGTGCCTCTATATCATCAGATGTATTTAGATTTTATGCTAATAATACTGAATTAATTGAAATAGAAAGTGGTCTAGTAGAAAATGAATCCATAAATATAGCATTACAAATGGCTATAGAAACAGCAGTTTTACAAACAATAGAGGAGGGATATGAAGCAAATTATTGGAAATATAAAAATAATATTAATGAGCCTAGTTGTGATAACGAGTGCATCTCTGATATACGGGGCTGATAATGAAATATTTATAGATCAATCTGGTGCAACATCTAATTTAGATATAGAACAGGTCGGTGGTAGTGGTAACATTATTGGCGGTGCTGATGCAGCAGCAGGTTCTATGACTCCATTAGATATTGATGGTACAACTATGACCTTAGATATTTTACAAAAAGGTAATACTAATAAATTTTTAGGTGATATATGGGCTGATACTTATACAGGTTATTTTTCATTTATAGGTGATACCAACACATTTAATATGTCTACAGATGAAACAAATGCAACTGGAGCTGATGGTTCTAATGTAAATGTACAAGTTACAGGCAATACTAATACTATGACTCTTAATCATGCTATGACTGCATTAGCAGCAAACTTAGATTTAGATTGGACTGTGCAAGGTGGTGGTAATAATATTACAGCAGCTATAGATGTAGATGGTGCAACTAATTATATGGATATTGATGGTGATGATAATGTAGTCACCTATGACGGAGATGGTTATGCTGGAGGTTACTTTTATTTAGATCATACTGGTAGCACTAGAACATTTAATATAGATCAGGAATCTACATCTGATAATGATTGGCTTAAGATTACATCTGTTGGGTCTAGTGGTACTGTTTGTGTTACTCAGTCAGACGCAACTACTTCATTCGTCTGTTGATATAGGTTCTATATCTGAACTTAGAGGTAATGCACAAGTTCTAAGAGACAAACCTTATGGTGCTGAACTAGAGTTCAATATCCAACAAATGGATGATGTTCGCACAGAAGCTGGCAGAGTAGCTATAACCTTTGAAGATGACTCTACAGTAAAACTTACTGAACATTCTAAATTAGTTATAGATGAATACATCTATGATCCTGACCCATCAAAATCAAAGATGGCATTGAAGTTTGCTAGTGGTACAGCAAGATTTATTACTGGTAAGTTTAATAATAAAAGCAACATATCTATACGAACACCTACAGCAGATATTGCAATAAGAGGTACAGATTTTACTTGTACTGTAGACGAGTTAGGTAGAAGTCTTGTAATTTTATTACCAGATGAAAATGGTATATCTAGTGGCGAAATATTAGTATCAACAGCATCTGGTAGTGTTACTTTAAATAAACCTTATCAAGCTACAACTGTATCTGTTTACGAAAGTAATCCAACTAAACCTATAACTTTAGATATATCTTTAGAATTTATAGATAATTTGCTTATAGTAAATCCACCAGAAGAAATAGAACAACAAGAAGAAACACAAGCACAAACTACAACAGATTATTTAGAGTTTGAAGATTTAGATATAGATTATTTAGCAGAAGATTTTTTAGAAGCAGAAGAAGATTTAGAGTTTACAGAGCTTGATATTGATATGCTTGCAACTAATTTTTTAGAAGATTTGTTAAATGTTATTGATGCACTAGCTATAGATAAAGAAGATGATTCCCTAAAGCAAGGTGGAGTTGGGATAAGAATAGCAGGAACTAAGATAGGACAAGATAAAGATACACAGATTACAACAATAGTATCAGGGCAAAATATAAGTTTTACTCGTACTGTTAGTCAAAGCACTAAACTAAATGTTGATGGATCAGGAGCTTATACAATAATATTAATGCAAGATGGAGTGACTAATACTGTTAAAGTTAATGGAGGTTCGTCAACCACCATAAATATTAAACAAGGTTCAGGATGAAAAATGTATATACGCTATTAAGTTTAATATTTGTGTTAGGTAGTGTATTAGTTATAGAACCAAATATTTACCAAACTTTAAAATTAAAAACTTTTGACACTTTAGTTCCAGAACAACAACCTTCTGAGTATTTTACTATTTTAAATATTACAGAAGAAGATATAGCTAATGAGGGTGGCTATCCTTTATCTAGACAAACATTAGCACAAATACAAATTAATCTTTTGCGTAAGGGAGCTATAGGAGTTGGATGGGTTATAGCTTTTCCACAACCAGATAGATTTGGTGGAGACTTTGAGTTTTCTAAAGCTTTATCATTTTCGCCTAGTGTGTTGGCTATGTTTGAAGGCAAAGGTGAATATCCCCCTACAACAGGCACAGTTATATTAGGTAATGATATAGGTGGTTTGAGGGCACAAGGTGTTATACAAAATATAGAAGTTTTAAAACAAAACGCTAGTCAAGGTTTAGCAGTAGCAAGAACTGATGCAGACAATTTAGTTAGAAGACTGCCATTGTTAATGAGAACTGATAATGGTTGGGTAGCATCCTATGGAACAGAAGTTTTAAAACTATTAGCTGGTGCTGATACTTATGTAATTAAAACAAATGTTAATGGCATAGAAGAAATAAGAGTAAGAGGTTTACCTCCAGTCAAAACAGACAGTCTAGGTCGAAAGTGGATAAGTTGGGTTGATACACCACAAACTAATCTTGCTGAAATGGATGTAGAAAATAAGTTTGTTTTTGTAGGGTTTACAGCTAAAGGCATTATGCCTCAAATTGCAGTACCAAATAACAAACTATTAGAGCCACACAAAATACAAGCAGCGTTAGCTGAATCTATATTAATACAAGATAGTCCTTATATACCTGATTATGCAATAGCAGTAGAAGCAGTATTATTAATATCATTGATATTACTATCTTGGGTTCTAATAAATATTTTTGGAATATCGTTAGGAATTCTATTTACTGGTCTATTATTTTTTTCTACTGCTGGAAGTGGTTATTATTTAATACAACAAGGTTTATTAATTGATGTAACTTGGTCATTAATATCACAGTTTATAACTGCATCTACTGCATTTTATTTAAGATTTAGAGAACAATATAAACTTAGACAACAAATTAAAGGGCAGTTTGGTAAATATCTTGATCCAAGGATGGTTAAGAAGTTGCAAGATAATCCAGAGCTATGTCAAGTAAATGGCAAAAGAGTTGACTGTTCTATTATATTTACAGACCTTAGAGGTTTTACTAGCCTATCAGAGTCAGTAGAACCTGAAATGGTAACGTACATAATGAATTCTGTATTAGATGTACAAGTACAAGCAGCTAATAAATATTTTGGTTGTACTGATAAGTTTATTGGAGATGCTGGTATGTTCCATTGGAATACAATTATTCCACAAGATGATCATCATAATCTTGCCTTACAAGCAGCAAAAGAAATAGAAAATAATATTGACCAGTTAAATATTAAATTTGCAGAAGAAAATATACCTGAAGTTGCTATTGGTATAGGTGTAAATTCAGGAGTTTGTATAGCTGGTAACTTTGGAGCAACAGATAGATTTGCATTTAGTCTTATAGGAGACCCTTGTAATGTTGCAGCTAGATTAGAATCAAGCACTAAGGTTGCTGGAGTAGGAGTATTGATAGGCGAAGAAACTGCCAAATATAGTGATTTTGAGCTACAATTATTAGAACCTATAGAAGTTAAAGGTAAAGCTAAACCACTACAGGTTTATACATGGGCATAAAGTATGAGTAAAGTTTTAATAGGTATTATTGCAGTTATGACAATAATTGGTTATTTTCTTTGGAATGAAAATGCAAGATTATCTGCATTAAATCAAGCTTTTGAATTACGGGATCAAGAACAACAAGCTGCTATAGAGTCTTTGCAAAATGATTTCAAATTGCAAACAGAAGGGTTATTAGAGATACAAAGCAAGAATCAAGCTATAGAAGCTGAAATGTCTAGGTACTTAGATGTGTTTAAAAGACATGATTTAACTAAATTAGCAGCAGCTAAACCATCTCTACTAGAACCTAGAGTTAATAAAGGAACTAAAAATGTATTTGACAGTATTGAAGAAGACAGTCGTAGTATTGACGATCTTGATGATGGTCTCCAGTTGCAGCCTGTTTCCAAGTAAACAAAACGTACAGATAACAACAAAGGCACTAGAAAGGCAAATAGCACAGCCTGTTATGCCTAGAGAAATAGATTTAAAAGAGCCATATTGGTATGTAGTTTCAGATAAAAACATAGATGAGTTTTTGGCTAGAGTTGAAAAAGAACATGGGCAAATAGTTTTTTTTGCTATGTCTGTACCTGACTATGAACTCATGTCTTACAATATGCAGGAATTAAAGAGATATATAAATGAACTTAAACAGGTTGTGGTCTATTATAGAAAAGTTACTACAAATAAACCTGAAACAGGGGAGTAAAATGAACATATCACAAGAGGGGATAGCTTTAATTAAAAAGTTTGAAGGTTGTGAATTAGAAGCATATCAAGATTCTGTAGGTGTTTGGACTATAGGATATGGTCACACTAAAGAAGTTAAAGAAGGTAATAAGATAAATCAAGATGAAGCCGAACATTTACTACAAGAAGAAATGCCTGAATATGAAGGTTATATAAATGACATGGTTACAGTACCTTTAAAACAATGTCAGTTTGATGCTTTAGTTTGTTGGGTTTATAACTTAGGACCAACTAATCTTGGCAATTCAACATTATTAAAATTACTTAACGCAGGTGATTATCATACAACACCATCACAAATTAAAAGATGGAACAAAGCTGGAGGAAAAACATTGCAAGGATTAATTAGACGAAGAGAAGCAGAAGCACTTCTTTTTGAAGGCAAAGAATGGATTGAGGTCTAATATGCCTTTAGCTAAATATGTTTTCAAACCAGGTATAAATAAAGAAGGAACTAACTACTCTAATGAGGGTGGTTGGTTTGACTCTGATAAAGTAAGATTTCGCAAAGGAAGACCTGAAAAAATAGCAGGATGGGATAAAAATACTTTAAGTTCTTTTGAAGGCACTTGCAGAAGTTTACATTCTTATAGAGACCAAGGACAAACAGATTATGTAGGTGTAGGAACACATTTAAAATATTATTTAAAACAAGGCGACAATTTTAATAATATAACTCCTATAAGAAAAACTAGTACAAACTCTATTACATTTGCAGCAACTAATGGTTCTTCAACAGTAGTAGTTACTGATTCAAGTCATGGTGCTGCACAAGGCGATACAGTTACATTTTCACAAGCAGTTTCATTAAACGGCAATATTACTGCTGATGTTTTAAATCAAGAATATACAGTTAATGCTGTTTTAACAGCTAACACATACAATATTATTGCTAAAGATACTTCAGGAGATACAGTAACTGCTAACTCAAGTGATACAGGTAATGGCGGTTCAGGAGTAGATGGTTCTTATGAAATTAATATAGGTTTAGATGTTTTTGTAAAAGGAACTGGTTGGGGTTCAGGTACATGGAGTTCAGGAACATGGGGATCAGTAAGTCCTATATCGGCTTCTAGTCAATTAAGATTATGGTCACAAGATAATTTTGGAGATGATCTTATATCTTGTATTAGGGGTGGTGGCATATTTCTTTGGGATGAAAGTGCAGGTGCTACACAAAGAGCA